TCTACGTTCAAGTTAGCAGACAGTGCAGGAGTGTAATCCAGAACGCCAGCCATCTGAAGAGCAGAAGCTACGTCAGAAGAGCAGATCAGGATGTTACCCTTACCGCGACGAGTGTCTTTAGCAATTTGGTTAGCGTCACGCTCGATCTGGAAGATCAGACCCTTGAAGCGCTCTACAGACCAACGACCGTTTGAATCAACGTCAAGGTTGAAAGTACCGGCCGAAGCAACGTTTTGCTGAGCACCAGCTGTAGCAGTGTAGTTGATCGTTCGGACAACTTCACGGTTGATTTCAGCCAGGATCTCAGCTGACAGGATGTTGGAAAGCTCAGTCTCAGCGTCGAGGCCGTGGATAGCTTTCAGGTCCTGAGCGAGTTCCATCGTGTACTCAGCTTTCAGAGCACGTGAAACAGCCGTTACAGCAACTTTCTCGATTGAGAAGGCCATCTCTTGGAACTGGTTAGCAGCGCCATCACCCAGGGCTTCAGCAGCCGTGGTAGACATACCAGTCTCAACAGAGTAAGTGTTACCTACTGCACGAGTAGTTGGATCAGAACCAGCCTGACCTACACCTGGGTTACCTTCACCATCGATAACAGCTTTAGAAGCGCTGTTACCAGAAGCTGAAGCAGAGTGTGAAGTATCAGCTTCGTTGTACAGAGCCTCTGCGCCAGACTGACTGTTGTAACGTGCACGCATTGCAAAGATCAGTCCAGTAGGACCAGTCATTGGCTGTACGCCACATACGTCGTATGCAATCAGGTTTGGCATAGATCGTCGTACCAAAGAAATCAGTACTGGATCAAAAAGGTCTACGTTACCAGCTGGTGAAGTAGCAGGAGCGGAAGAACCACCCATTGCGTTGGTAGGCGAAGCCTCACCCAACAGCGATGGCATTTGGTATCCACCTGAACCCATTGCTTGCTCACGAGCTGATCGCTCTTGGTTTTCCAGAAGTTGAGCAGTTACAGCACGACGATGTGAATCTTTGATCTCGCCGAGATCGCCGTGATCGAGCACTGGCTGCCACTTCTCGATAAGTTGTTCAGATAACATGATAGTCTCCTCTAATCTATCTAAAGTTATTTATAATATTACTTCTTTATGGACCTAGAAATGGCATTTACGTAATTTGCCATCTCAGCAGGAACTTGCTTGTCAGCAGTTTCTTCTGTTAGTGGCTCATCGTCGTCCAACTCATATGATGAAGTTACTTCCTCACCTTTGCCAAAATAACTTTCCTTAATAACACTAAGTTTATTAACAAAAGTCTCTTCATCACTAAAATCAATTCCTTCAGCTAAGGTCTCAAATTTAGCCTTTTGAGTATCAGTTAGGCTTGCGCTTACTGACTCAATCAGCTGATCCCTTTTATATTGCTCAACAACACCGTGAAGCTCAACGTTCTTTTCGATTTGCTCGTTCAACTTGGACTCCAATTCCTCAGTCCTAGCAGCGAGTTCTTCAACAACGTCAACCTTCTCGTCTGGGATTTCAATGTAGTGCTCTTCAAACAAACCCTTAAGGCCTCTTAAAAAGTCTTCTACCATTTCAGCTTTCAAACCTTGTTCTACAGCAAGACGGTTTTCTTCCATCCACTGCTCAACTACGTAGTCGAGATATTGATCAAGATTATCGGACATTTCTTTCTGAAGAGTCTCCACTTCTTCTGCAAGCTCTGCTTCAAAGTTAGTCGAGATCTTTTCAAGCTGCTCATTTACCTTAGCAACGACTGCTGCTTCAAAAATAGTAGCAGCTTTCTCTTTGAACTCTTCGTTCAGATCGTCAGCACCTTCAAACATAGCATTTACGTCTTCGGTTACTGAAACGTCTTCAGAGGTAATCTTTGGAAGATCGCGGACACTATGAACTTCTTCGATAGTATCTTCTTCTACTTCGATCTCTTCCATCTTTAAGCCAGACATCATCTTGCCAAAAGATGCCTTGAGTTGCTTTGTAGGCATCTCATTCATCTTAGACATCATGGCGTTGATCATACCTGCCTTAGTGCCAGGTACTTTAACAGCAGTAGGAGAATCCTGTGGATCGTCCGTTACTTTTTTGTCGCCCTTGCGTGGCTTTGCCTTAGTTGAAGTTGGCTCAGGCACTTCTGAAGGATCGCCCATTGACGCTTTAAACTCGTCAAGTTGCTCTTCTTCTACTGTCTCAACAGATTCTTCAACCTGCTGCTCAGTCTCCTGAAGCTCCACTTCTTGAATATCTTGTTCAGACATTTTAAAACTCCTTTGAGTGGTCTAATGTTATTTATAAAAATTATAGCTTGGACAGGAAGTCAGACCAAACTTTAAGTTTGGCTTCTGTTAAATCTTTGGAAGGAGCTTCCTTAATTACTTCCTTATAGTCATTGATGGTTGCTTCACGGATAACACCGTTATCCCAAACCCATTCCTTACCTTCCATAATACCCTCAACGAAAGCATCTGGCGCAGATGGATCTGCTACAATATCTGCTGCTGTAGCAAGGTAAAAATCGTTCTGTACCTCTGCAGCACCATTTTTGTTTTTAAGCGACCCCATTCCCCGTGATGAAACACCCAAGCTCGCTCCTTCATCCATCAAGTTTTTCACAATCCGACCCATAGGAGTCTCTGTCATGATCTTGGCCTTACCGATAAAGTTATCACCGTCTCTAGTAAGTTCTTTGATCATATGGCTGACGCGATCAAGATTGATTGTTGGACTAGTTGGATGTCCAAGTTCGCCATATGCTCTGTTCTTTTGTACGTTCTCTGTAACGTACCTGTTTACTTCCTTATCGAGAACCTCAGCTGGATATACTCGTCCATTGCGGTTCTTAATATTTGCTTGCATAAAAGGACCACGAATAAAGTAGTCCTTTTTACCGTCTTCTCTTGCTTCCGCAATATACTCGACGGACTCGTTAATCTCTGTGATTAGCTTCATGCTCATTCTCCAGATACCTTGTGCAGCTGAACAACGATGTAACCGTTACCGCCACTAAGAGCTACGTTACAATTGGCAGTAAGCTGAGCGTCTGTTTCAAGGCGAAGGCCCT